ACCAGATCGTAACCTAAATGAGGCAGTTATAGAGGCAATTATTGATGAAAAGGGCAAAGTTGCAGGAGTTAACATCATCAATAGCGGAAAAGATTACAAAAATCCCGATCTTGCGATAGAATTTCCCGAAACATTGCGTGAAATGGGGTATGCTGACCCTACAAGGTTCCGACAAGAGACATTTGTTAATGATTCTGGCATAAAATTACAGAATAAAACGTATTTTGACCCAGATTTCCAAGGTGATGAGCAGACAGACAAGGAAACTACCGCTGCAATACTCAATGAAACGTATAAAAATGAGTCTGGATTCCGAGGAACACTCAAAGCAGCACAGTTAAGACCTGTTTTAGATGATCAAGGCAGTATTATAAACGTAATTATTGATGATCCAGGTCAAGGATACAGTCCATCATCACAACCTAGAATATTAGTTGTGCAGAGATACGAGGAAGATCTAGAAGAACCTGGAACAGGAGGTAATGTAAAGGAAATATCATATAACTATGATACCTCATTGAAGACAGGAATACTTGATACTGATATGCAGGAGCAAGTAAATTTGAACTTAGATAGTTTTAATGAGGTTATGGGAGAGTATGATGATCCTCAAAACGATCCTGTAGTATCAAGTTATCTGGATATGCCAGATTTAAACGACGAAGAGGTAAGTAAAGACTGTACATCAACTCCGCAAAACTGTTTGAAACTAGATATGCCTGGAGAATGGTCTGATATTAATAATTACTACACTCCAGATACACTATTTTCTAATTTACGTCAATATGCACCTAACTTTAATGAAAGAAATGCGGAACTGACACAGTTTTGGCAAGAATCTAACGAAACATCAAGAGAAGTTGATGCAGATACAGGAGGAATCAACTCATTATACCCAGAAGGATGCGAAGAGTGGGGTCAACCACAGTTATATGAGGTTAGAAGGTTTTTTGACATACCGTGCCCCTTTGTAACACTGGATGAGGATGGTGAAAAGTCTGTAAGAGGGTATATGCCATTTAAGTATTGTCCTAGTCAGGAAGAGACTGCAAGAATACGTGTATCGTTGGAGATAGAAGGCGATGTAAGCGGTGCAGGAGCGTCTGTAAACACTGCATTCTTGAATTGGTTACAAACACTACCTCCACCTACTTTGACACGTCCTAGACTGATTACAGTAAACAATGCACCTAAGAAATCTCATCCTTGTAAGCAAGGAGATGCAGAGGGTAGATGTTATGAGACTTCCGCAGGACAATACGCATTTGTACCTTTATCTGGTGATGAGAATACATTTGACTATGCCTTGAACGCGGGATTTACGGAACTAGATCAATTAGCGACGTGGTTAGGAGGTAATCTTCAAGGATATTCCGCACAAACATTTCAATTTAGTTCAAATTCGGGAACCTATAGTTATAATTCCGCAAACATATCTGCTTGTAGCGGAGGGAAGTTACCAAGTCCCTGTTGGCACAACTTTGTTGTAGACGGTGTATTAGATGTTAATAGTGGATATGACGGAAGTGGTAACGCACTCTCACAGACCAGTCTTTGTACTGATTCACCTTTTTCTAGTTGTGAAGCACTGTATGAGGTTGTGCACGCTGCTATTTCTATAGATCCCAATCTAATCAATGCGGACAACTATATAGAAATGGGTCCTTATGAAGGAAGTTTACTTTACAGAAACTATTCCACAGCAGGTTCAAAGTTACTAGATGACACTATGAACAATTACGGAAACCCTTATTTTGATGAATGCGACTTGAGGTTTGATTGATGGAACTGACTTATCACATCTATTTGAAAAAGGAATGCTTGTTCAAGGATTTGAGTCAATCTGAGTTTGACATTATTTGGGGTAGGATATACAGATCCTATTTCACAGAGGATCTTACTTACACCGTAGTTAGTGAATCGGTAGAAAATTACGCGGACGCATCTTTCTAATGCCAGGAAAACTCCCAGTAGCAAGTCATAATGGTCTACCTTGTAGTGGACACGGAATTCCTATACCTTCTGCTATTCATAATCAGCAACCTTGCGGAACTCCACCCATCCCATTCACTATTGAGATAAAAAACAAAACTTGTTGGTGGCATCCTACACCAATGATACCTTTAGTCGGTTTATCTCCGATAAGGGGAACAGTGTTAGTAAATAACCTTCCTATTATGTTAGAAGGAGATGCGTTTATTTTTCACAGGTCATTTACAACTAACATCATAAATTATCTGTGTCCTTGCGGAAAAGCAATGTGCATCATACCCACACCTTTTATGGGAAGTATATTAACGATTGAAGATAAAGGCGGTGTCGGACACGAACGGGTTCTTACAGCGACTACATATACTGTATTCGCCCTTAAAAGACGAGTCGCTAGAATCTTAGATCCACTGGGTGTGGGACCTAGATTTAGATCTTGGCCTTGCAAATCAGTTGTCGCCTATGGTTCACCTACTGTTCTCTGTGGTTAACTCAAATGGAAAAAACTAGAAAGTCACAAAGTTTTGAAGAGTGGATGAAAAAGATGATGGAAGGTCAAGACGAAGACGATCTTGAAATACCAGATTGTTCTGGTGTTGAGATCGATATAGATTATAGTCATTCACACTGAGGGAGTACAAAAGATCTCCACGTAGAAGGAGTGCCCTCTTTACAAACCTACATTATTACTATGGCAAAAACTTTCACTATGGGTCAAACTATTGAATCCAAACCTAAAAAATCAAGACAAGGCAGAGGACAACACAGTAAATATTCTGCAACCTCTCGTAATAAAGCAAGAAAACGTTATCGAGGTCAAGGCAAATGATTAGAGTAGATATGAGTGAAGAATTTGTTAGAAATGGTGGATGGTTAGTAACTATGCCCGAACGTGATAAATACTTAAAACAAATAAAAGTTTTGGGTAATGGCGTACAAGTTCAGAGCAGAACGACAACTCAGTAGAGCATTTAAAGACTTCAGTATTTTGATGAAATCAAATCCAAATACTGAGGATTTTACTACTGTTAAGAATGAAAACGCTATTAAGCAATCAGTCCGTAATTTAGTATTAACTGGAATGGGTGAAAGACCATTTCAACCTAAGACTGGATCACGTTTAAGAGAACTATTATTTGAACCATATGATGTTTTTGTTGCACAAGACATTAAGGAAGAAATCATCAACGTTTGCACAAGACTAGAACCTAGAATAAATGTTCGTTCGGTTAGAGTACAGCAAGATACAGAAGATGATAACAGTCTCCGTGTTGAACTTGACTATAAGATTATTGGTGAAACTTTAGTACAAACAGTTGATTTCTTACTGGAGCAAGTATAAATGCCCGCAATACCATCAAATTTAACATCTCTTGATTTCGGAGAGATAAAAGAATCCATCAAATCGTATCTAAGAACTAGAACTGAATTTACAGATTACGACTTTGATGGATCTGCTGCGTCATATCTTCTAGACGTACTAGCATACAATACTTACTATTCTGCTTTCAACGCTAATATGGCGATGAATGAGGCATTTTTAGAGTCAGCAACGATAAGAGACAACGTAGTAAAGATAGCAAAACAATTAAATTATACACCTAGATCAATAAAAGCAGCAAAAGCGTGTGTTGCATTTGCAGTGCAAACAACTTTTCTTGGTTCTGGAACATCATATCCATCTACTGTAACTATTCCTGCGGGTGATGTATTTGTATCTGCTGTTGATGGTCAAGCATTTACATTCACAGTTCCACAACCTATCACTTCTATGGTAGATCAGCAAACTGGTCTTGCAACATTTAACAAAACAATAATATATCAAGGTAACTTACTAGAGTATGAGTATAACGTAACTGACGTTAAAAAGAGAAAATATGAGATTCCCGTTGACAACGTAGATACAGACTTACTTTATGTGTCTATCTCACCTAACGCTCAGAGTGAAGAGATAGATACATACAACCAAATTACAAATATTGTAAATGTAGATGGTTCAACTCGTGGTTACTTCTTAGAAGAGACAGACGATCTTAGATATACTGTAATATTTGGTGATGGCATCATAGGTAGAGAGTTGATAGCGGGTGAGGTTATAAGACTTAAGTATGTTAGAACTAATGGACCAGAAGCAAATGGTTGTAAGAAATTTACTTTTATAGGTAGAGTGGTAGATAATACTGGTCGTATTGTACCTGCTGCAAACATCTCTATAGCAACCGTAGATGCCTCTCAGGACGGTGAAGCGGGAGAAGATGTTATATCCATCAAGTACAACGCTCCAAGGGCATTCAGTGCCCAAAACAGAGCAGTTACGGAGTCCGATTATGAGTATGTTACTAAACTTGTTTATCCTCAAGCAAAGTCTGTCACCGCTTATGGTGGAGAAAGAGTCTATCCACCTGTATATGGAAAAGTATTTGTTGCTGTAAAAACTAAATCTGGTGCATCATTAAACGCTACTACCAAGAAGCGTATTAAGAATGATTTACTGAAGTATTCTATGGCAGCGATCGAACCAGTGATTATCGATCCTACAACTCTATACATACGTCCTAAGACATATGTGTTCTTTGACGGTACATCAACAAACTTATCAAATAATGAATTGGCATCTAGAGTCCTTGGTGCTATTGATGACTTTAATACACAAGGATCTTCCAATAGATTTAACGGAAGGATTGATACATCTGCGTTCCAAACAATGATTGATCAGTCTCAAAATAGTATTGTTGGTAATCAGACAACAATGACACTTGGTTTAAATGTAACTGGATTCCCATTTGGTTCCACATTTACTCAATGTGTAGATTTTGGTAATGCTATTGTAAATCCTGGTGATATTGGTTCTGGTAGTTCTAGTGATGGTCTGGCAGTATGTAGTCCTAAATTCTCTGCTGTAAAGAGTGGAACATTTTACTCTACAGGTTATACAGATGCGTTATTAGATCTTGCTGTATCATCTCAACAATTAACAACAAATTCAGTATTAAGTATTAGTACATTTGTAGAAAATGACACAAGTGCTCTTTTACCAGTAAATGTGAGAGATAATGGTAAAGGTGAATTAATAATGGTTACAAAACTAGATGAAAAAGAAGTTATTCTTAAGTCTGGTGTTGGAACTGTTAATTATAAAACTGGAGAGGTTTGTCTAGGTCCTATAAATGTAGCAAGCACTCCTGATGGAACATCACGAATTCCTGTTACAGTTCTGCTAGATAGTGGTAATGTAAATATAGGAACTGGTGTAGATCCAACTATTTTCAACCCACAAGTAATTACTATAGATTACACCATTGATGGAACTAGCGTTCCAACCTTCGATCCGTTAGACTTTACTCCAATTAACTTTGACGGAACCTCGATAAATATAATTGATTATCCAACCACGGTATTTGATTACCCTGAGTTTGACACTTGCTTCTAAAGCACCAAGAATAATAAGAGATGAAGTCAGTTAAGGTATCCCAACGGTTACAGGACCAGATCCCTGCGTTTATAAAAGAAGAGGATCAGTCTTTTGTAGACTTGCTAGTACAATACTACAAGTCACAGGAGAAAAGTGGTAAACCGTATGATATATTAAACAATATACTGAGTTATACAGATATTTCCAGTGACGAATACAATCCTAACTTTATTTCATCTGAATCTGTTGTATTAGATCGTGTTAGTGCTACTGATCAGAATATTAATGTAGAAACTGTTGATAATTTTCTTCCGAAAGACGGAACTATAAAGATTGATAATGAAATTATATTCTATGAAGATACAACAAAATCTCCAGAGGTTGTATTTACTCCAGGTGTTAACCAAGTAGAATTTGATAAAAAAATACAAGAATTAGAAAATATAAGAACACAGTTCGATGGTGTAAAAACAAGTTTCCAATTAAAACTACTTGGAACACCAATAACACCAAACTCTGTTGAATATTTACGTGTTATAGTCAATGGTTTGCAGTTAGAACCTAATATTGACTATTTTCTTGATGGATCAAGTATTAGATTTCAAACTCCACCTACAAATGTCCTTGGATCTACTCAAATAACCAAGATTGAGTATCTTATAGGTTATACAAGCGTTCCTGTCAGAATTTTAGATACACTTAACATAGATTTGTCTCTTGATGGTGCAAAAATATTACCTTTAAGAAGAAATACCTCTCCATACTCTCCATTATCTACAATTTCTTGTTTAGTCGCAGTAAACGGTGTAGTTAAAACTGCATTTACAGATTTTACAGTATATAATGATCACCTAATACTTAAAGAAGCAGTTTCTGACGGTGATAAAGTTACAATTAGGTCTGTAGAACTTATTGCACCTCAATTTGGTAAAGGTGCTTCTGCTATTGCAAGAGTAAGTGGTAATAAAGTTACAGATTTGATAGTAAAGGAAGGTGGTAGTGGATATAGAATTAATTTTACACCAAAAGTAACTATATTAAGTCCTGTAGGAGTTTCTGGTAAAGAAGCAACTGCTCAAGCACTGATAAATGGTATAAAAAATGTACAACTGATTGATGGAGGTCAAGGTTATACATCTGCAAACCCACCAATAGTTGTATTTGATACACCTGCTGATCCTTCTGGTTCTATAGCAAAAGCAACTGTAACTGTTGATGATGCTACTGGTCAAGTTACAGCAATCAATGTTGAGTCATCAGGTTCTGGATATGATTCTATCCCATCTATAAGTTTTACAAATCCTGGTGGTGCAACTATTTCTGACGCACAAATAGATGTAAATGATGATGGTAAGGTGGTTGATGGGTCTATTACAGTATTAACAAAAGGTCTTAACTACGCTACACCACCATTAGTTTATATTGACGCTCCTGCTGATCCTATTGGTATTAGGGCATCTGCTGTAGCAGTTTTAGATGATCAGAGCAGAGTAGACAGGATTGAAATGGTTTCTCCTGGTAGAGGATATGTAACTGCTCCTAGATGTCGTATTATTGACCCTGTAGGTGCTCAAATATTAGATGTTAAGGTAACAGGAACCAAACTGACTGATATACAATTATTAACTGGTGGAAGTGGTTACAATGATGCACCATCTGTCTATATTGTTGATAATAGAAAAGATTTATCAGGTAATCCTGTTGGTGGTACTGGTGCAACTGCTGTAGCAACCATATTCAACGGTGAAATTACTGATATTAATATAACAAGTTTTGGTGATGGGTATTCTGAAGATGAACCACCACAGGTCTTTATTGCAAGTCCAAAAGCAGCAGCAGCGTCTTGTGATGTTGGATTCCAAGAAGTTACAGGTTTTACAGTACACTCACACGGTTCAGAGTATCAACCATCTCAATTTGTAAATTGTAAGAGAGGTGTATCAGGTGTTTCTTCATATGATATTAGAGGAAATCAAGTATTTACAAATGAAGCACAAAGTATTCAATCATCTCACGAAATTGGAAGCACTATTGAGAATCTTGATGCCTTATTCTCTAGAACACTATATGAACGTTTTGTAAACCAGTTCTTACCTGATGCAGATATTGATTACACTAAAATCAATGCTCCACAGATTATTAAGACAATAAAAGACTTCTATGTCTCTAAAGGTACAAAAACTGCCACAGAATACTTATTTAAAGTTTTATTCTCAGAAAATGTTGATGTTTCATATCCAAAAGATGAATTAATTAAACCATCTGCTGCAACTTGGTCTGTTGATACAATTATTCGTGTAGAATTGATAAGTGGTAGTCCTGTTGACATATTAGACTCTCAATTATTCCAATATGCAGATGATGTAGATACAAGTGTTGGAAATGCGGTTTGTTTGGTTGAAAACGTCATTGCTATCAATACTGGTGTTGGAACAATCTATGAATTGTCAATATCTGAAGAAACTTTAGAAGGAAAATTTACAATACCTTATAAAACAACACTTGTAGAACCTTTAACAGCAACCGAGTCTATTATTACTGTTGACTCTACTATTGGGTGGCCAGAAAGGAACGGTATCATCATTATGGGTGATAACGAGAGAGTACAATACAAAGAGAAATCACTTAACCAGTTTATTGAGTGTACACGTTCTAAAAACGGTGTTGTAGAAGATTGGGATGCAGGTACAACAATATACTCTGATATTTTCTGTTATATCAATAGAGGACAAGATACTGAAGTAAAATTACGTGTTCTTGGTATTGCTGAAGCAACAGGAACAGTTCTTACTAATACTGGTTCATATTATCTTCCTAGTGATAAATTAAATGTTGCATCTCTTGGATCTTCATCTACAGATCAAAGAATTACATCTTGGTTGTATAATGTTAAGAAACTAATATCTGTAACAAATATTGAACCAGGTGGACTTAATAATCAAACTGCAACTGTATATACTACAAATAACCACGGTCTTCTTGTTGGTGACTCTGTAACGATATACGGTGCAAACCCAACAGTCTTTAACGGTACATTTGCTGTAACATCTCGTATAAGTAACACTGTTTTTTCATATCAGATTGCTGCTCCTGCACCTAATGCACCTCAAGGTAATATATTGATGTCTGTTGACCTTAATAAAGGTAAATCAACAGAAGAAGCAATTAACAACTCAATTAATCAGTTTACAACCAATGTACAAAATACGTTCTTCAACGCAAATTACTCTTATGTTGCTACAACAGGTATTCCAAACTATCAAGTTGGTCCGTTCATTGGGTCTGCTTTACTCCCAGGAAACCAAAGAAAACTAAGTAGATTTCCTAGAATTGTAGAGACTGTATCACGACGTGATGATTTATCATTTGGTCCTATTGGTGCTTGGGTAAATGGTGTTTCTGTTTGGTCTTATAAGTCTCAAACTAAGACTAAGTTTGGTGGAATAACAAGTGTTGATATTGTAAATGCAGGTACAGGATATGACGCTGCATCTAAACCACTTATTGAAATATCTGGTGGTGGTGGATCAGGTGCTGCTGCTAGTGTTGTTGTAAATGGATCACTTTTCAGTGTTGATGTGACAGCAGGTGGTTCTGGATATACCTCATCTCCTCTAGTTTCTATTGTTGGTGGAGGTGGATTTGGTGCTACTGCGACTGCTGTTATTACAAACGGAATTGTAAGTAAAATACTTGTTGAAACACCTGGTCAGGGATACACTTCAGCACCCACTGTAAGCATATCAGGAGGCAATGGAACAGGTGCTACTGCTACTGCCGAGGTAAGAGGTCCTATTCAATCTATTAATGTAGATGCAGCAGGATCAAGTTATACATCTTCTCCAAATATTAAATTAAATTCTGGTGAAGGTGCAGTTGCACAACCAATTATAATCAATGGTCGTATAGTTTCTATTGCTATTATTGCATCTGGTAATGGATATACATCTCCACCTAAAATTATTATTAACGGAGATGGATATGGTGCTGTTGCAAAAGCAACTATTGGAACATTTGGTGAAGATAAAGGTAAAGTATTAAGTATATCTGTAGAAAACAGAGGTATAGGATATTCAACAGGTCTTACAACTATTCGTTGCGAATCTATAGGTCAAGGTGCATCATTTACTGCAAACGTATTTGAGTGGACACAAAACTTAGAAACTGAACTATCAGGATTAGTAGACCCTGCTCGTGGTTACGTTTTTGCAGGATATAACACACAATATGGTGGTGAGTATGCTCACTTATCAGATCCCAAGCAATTACGCTATGTTCTTGGTGATAACGTATTTAAAGATCCTGCATCAGGTCTTCTTAGAGAACTATCATCTGGATTAAGACACTCTCCTATTATTGGTTGGGCATTTGATGGAAACCCAATATACGGACCATATGGTTACATTGATGCTGCTGATCAATCATCTGGTATTAAGAGATGCGTATCTTCATATAGAATAAAACCAATATTATTATTTGATTCTGCCACTAACCCAGATCCAGTTCGTGTTGATGGACCTTTACTATCAGACAAACCCGCAGGAACTTACATAGAAGACTATGAGTATGTTTTCCAAGCAGGTGATTTAGACCAATACAATGGACGTTTTTGTAAGACACCTGAATATCCTGAAGGTACTTACGCTTACTTTGTTTCTATAGACGCATCAGAAGCAGGTTTACCTGTATTCCCATATGTATGTGGTCCACAATTATATTCACAACCTGATTCTTGGAACTATAGTCAAGATGCTGTACAGACAAATATTCCTCTTGATGTTGTTAGATTCCGTGATCCATATGAAGATGTCGATATTGATATTGACCGTACACCTAACCAAGACACAGATACTCTTGTAACAGAACTAGGTGAAGAGTTTGTTTTTGAAATAGAAGATACAAACCGTGATGGTGTCATATCACAGTTAGAACAAGATGAGTTAAATTATATCTCAGAAGAACCTGTACTACAATTATTTGATTACTACCCTAGAGTTTCTACAAGATCACAGGTTGATATTGAAATTGACACTACTACTAAATTTGAAGATGCTAAGATTAGTGGATTTGTAGTTGAAAACCCAGGTATATCATATAAAGTTAACGATAAGTTATTCTTTGATAACACTGATACTGGTGGATATGGTGCATCTGCTAAAGTTGATTCTGTAAAAGGTATTGAAGTTACTCAATACACATCATCTATGATAAATGATGCTCCAGTAGCAAAAATTACAACCACTGATGAGCACGATTTAAGAATTGGTGATGAAATTATCGTTGATAGTATTCCTATTATTGATCAGACCAATAAAACATACAGAGTAAAAGTTGTATCAGGTGTTGAGACAGTAACGATAAGTCAACAAGGTCTAGGTTATAATGAAGATATACCACCTAATTATGAAATTGTTAGTGGAACTGGTCAAGACTTTAGGTTAGAACTTGTTAGAGAAGAGTCTGGTGCAGTTAATAATGTCAATATTATAAACTCTGGATCTGAGTATTCAGCATCAACACCCCCAGAAGTTAGGGTTTCTCATCCACAAAGATATAAAAAAGCAAATTATGCTCTTACATTATTAAATGAAAATACAAGTAATGTTGAAAAAATTGTAAAAATTAAAGATATTGCTATTGCTGATGATAGAACATTCTATGTTGTTGGTGAAGCAGATGATCTTGATGGTGATTCAGCAGGTTTAATTGCTAAGTTTAATAGTGATGGTAGATTATTGTGGACAAGAACAATGGCACCGTTACAACCTGCTGCGGGTGACAAACGTTGTGTATTTAACAGAATTTACTTAGAAAATACATCTCCACATTCCATCTATGTTGTTGGTGAGACAATACCTAATAGTGTAAACCTTACATACAATCCAGATTTAGTTGTTGCTAAGTACACCTCTGGTTTTGATGGATTTAACAATCCTACTGCTGTTCCTGTATGGCAACGTGAAATAGCAGGTATATCTGGTTCTACTAGAAGAGATTATATTTCATCTCTTACTATTGACTCTAATGGTCAAATCTATATTGGTGGTACAACTGATACTAACTCACCTAATCCAGATGATATGTGGATTGCATTGTTAGATACAGACGGTTCAATTAAAGAGAAACGTAAGATTTGTACAACAGCAGGATCAGAACAAATGACTGATCTTAAGTTTGTAAGTAACAATACTTGTGTATTTGTTGGTATTAATGATCCTGCGGGAACTGGTCAAGTAGTAGTTGGTGAAACTTTCTATGATAGTGCTACTATTGAGGTTGAATGGAGTAGACAGTTTGGTAACACTTCATATAGATTCAGCAATCCTAAGATTACTATTGATGACTATGGTTCTAGATATGTAACCGCTACTGCATACTCAATATCAAATACTAAGAATGTTGGTATTTTGTATATGAAGTTTTCACCTTCTGATTATAAAACACCTTCAGTTGTTAAAATGCTTGCTCCTAATGCAACATTTGAAGATATTAGAGCAACTGGTGTACAATTTGATATTTTTGGTAACATTGATGTTGGTGCATATGTAAAATATGCCTTTAATGATCATAGAGCGATTATATTTAAAGTTTCTTGGAATACAAGTAATATACTAAGTGCTGCATCATTAAAACAAGATAGTGGTATTGGTTTCCATCCAACTACAATTACAAACGACAATTCTGGCGATACTTTAATTGCAGGTGATAAGATTGAATCAAATGAATTAGCAATATTAAACTTTGAATCAACTATAACTGGAGATGATACATACGATAACAATTTAACAGCAGGATGGTCTGTAGATCCTACATTAGATACTTCTAAATTCAAGTATGGTGCACAGTCAGCAAATATTAGTGCTGCTGCAAATAGACTGTCATTAGATTGGGGTGCTGATGTAGCAACAAATTATACAGTTGAAGCGTGGATCGCTATTGGACAAGCACAATATAATGCTCAAAGTTCTACACCAAATATTTTTGATGTTACTCCTACTACAGGTGACAATGCACAGGTAGAACTAGAAGGTGATTCTACAAGTCCTGACTTTGGTAAGGTTCGTTTAAAGTTAGGTTCCAATACTTACCTATCTACAAGTACAACTAACTGGGCAACATTTAATAACGAAACATTTGTACACGTTGCTCTTGTTAAGTCAACTCCTGGTGTTGGTACTTACGTTTATAAAGTATTCATTAATGGTGTTGCACAAGTTGATGTAACAAGTACAACTATAGATACACAACTTAAATCTATATTATTATTTGGTAAGTCATCACCTGTTGTTGCTAGTTCTCTTGGTGGTTGGGTAGATAATGTTTCTGTATCAGGTCTTGCAAAATATACAGACACATTTACTCCTGCTCAAGCAGTTGGTTCTAATAAAAAAGTATCAGGATTCTGCTTCAAGTTAGATAGAGAGCAAACTAAAACTGGAACATACACATTAAGCACTGTTGAAGCAGGTATGCAGATAACAGTCGCAACCGCTGTGAACGACTTTACGTTTAATACCCAAGTTATCACATCTGGAGATTGGGAATTGGGTCCTGCGGGTCTACAAATACTTGATTATGCTGATGTTGTATCAAATAATGTTGAAGGAACTTACTCATTTGCATCTACAGATCAAATATATGAAAGTAGAACTGCTACTATTCCAACTCCTCTTGGTAGAAAACTTTTATTAAGCACAACTGTTATTCCTAAGTTCTATATTCGTGATGCAGTATATCAATCAATAGACACTGTTAAGACAGTAACATTTAATCAGACAGCATCTTTCACAAAAGGATCTCTATTACAACAGTATTCTGTAATTGGTGGTCAAAATGTAATTAGTGCATATGGTACTATCGTTAATGTTGGAACTAATAGTGTTGACATTGGTAATATTATTGGTACATTTGATACTACAAAATTACTTAAGTCTAGTGTAAATGATAGAAATACAATAGCACAAACATTTTTAGTTGAAACAACAATACCTCAGTGGGTAACAAATAATCCTTATACAGTTGGTGATGAGGTTTATAATGATGGAAAGATTTACACATCAGGAACTACAGCAGTTTCTGGTGTTACTGCTCCAGTTCATACAGTTGGTACTGTAACTGATGGTAATATTAACTGGGTATATACTCGTGATGCAGGTAGTTTTGATGTTGACTTAGCAAATACTCCACACTCTACTGGCAATCTAGGACAATTTGCTACTTGGCAACCATTTGTTGCTGAAGATTACATTATAAAAATTGAAGCAGTATATGAGGATTCAAACTTTATTAAGGGTGATACTCTTGATGCACAAGCAGTTGGTTTATCTGCAACATTTGATGCAACTGGTAAGATTATAACAATAGCAGGTTTAGTTGGTGTTAAGAAATTCCATCTTACATCTAATCTTGCTAAAGATATAGTACCATCTGGTGCACTAACATTTACAGATTTAGTATTCTGTGTATCTAATAGTAAGCACAATTTCAGTGCAAACGAAATTATATTTGTAGAAGGATTTACTACTACAGAATATGGTGGATCATTCTTTGTAGAAGAGGTATTAGATAGCAGAACATTTACATATAGATTAAGATCAGTTGCTGTACAAGATCCTACATTTACAAGTTCATCAGTATCAAACGTTAATATTTACGCTAAACATCCAGAATTATTATTTGTTCGTGGACATCAATACATATTTGACCTTGACGATCCATCTAACCTTGGATATTATATGTCATTCTCTAAGGATAACCAATACAAATTGGAATATCCTTTTGTAAACATTGTTAGAGAAGGTATCCCAGGTTTAACTGACCAAACATCACCTAAACCACTTGTTAAGTTTATTGTTGATGACGATGTTACCAATATTTCATATTACTTTGATCCATCAAGAACTCTTCCATCTAATTCACCTGTTGGTCCTGTCTCATTTATTGACGTTATACAAACACCTTACAAAGGTACATTTAGAATTAATAATATAGTAAGTGATACTGAATTTACATTCCCACTTCTTGTAGAACCAGAAAAAACAAATGCTCCTTTAGGAGTAACTGAAACAGGAGTTTCAAGAGCATCTTATAGCACAACTTCTACTAAAGCAATCGGTCCTATTTCAAATATCAAACTGGTAAACCCAGGTGGTTTCTATCAGAAGTTACCTATTGTTACTGATATAGCATCTAACAGAGAAATTGAGAAGATTCGTATCATATCTGGTGGTACAGAATATATTAATGGCATTTACTATAATGTTGTTATTGACGGAGATGGTGAAGGTGGTCTATGTAATATTACAGTTTCGGATGATGGTGAATTGACAGGTGTTATTACTGCTGTTGAATTAACATCTCCAGGTAAAGGATATACTACTGCATCTATTGATATTGATAAAATTCCAGGAATACTAGGATCTTTATTACAAGGATCTGGTGGTGATTTACAAGTTGTAATTCCTAGTGAAGGATCTGGTGCATCTGTATTCTTACAAGGTACAAGTATTGGTAAGATTAAGAAACTTAAGAACAACGAATTTGGTTTTGGTTATTCTCACGATTACACCTTAAGACCTGAGATTACATTCCCAGTTAACTTACAACTATTCAATACTGCTCTTTTATCTGAAATCAAGATTACCAATCCTGGTTCTGGTTATACATCTGTTCCTAGAGTTGTTATTGAAGGTGGTGGTGGAACAGGTGCTGAAGCAGAAGCAATTATTAAAAATAATAGACTTTCTGAAATTTTAATCAAGAATCCTGGATCTGGATATTCTTCTGAACCATCAGTTACACTTAAATCAGAATTTAACTATGTTGTA